TCGAACACCGGCAGCGTTGTCGACATAAGCGATGGCACTGCCATCTCAGAGACCGACACCGACTAGTCGGAACCGGGGGCGGCTCTTAGGGGTCGCCCCCATTTCTTTACATATTTGGAGGCACCGATGGCACGTTCACGGCCAGAAGACATTGAATATATTAATAGGCTCAAGTTCGGCTCCCGGTTTAACTACGTGCCCGAGCATCACTCGGCCGAGGACGTCGAGAGCGAGAATTATTTTCATAACATCTCGACCCGCTACCTGAACGTCGGTGACGAGATCCAAGTCTGCATCAAGCACGAGGATAAGTCCTGGTCGAAGTGCTGGTTCGAAGTGGTCTCGATTACGCCCGAGGACACCAGGGTCGAGCGCATCGGCACCTGGCGCGACCTGAACAAGCCGAAGAAGGCAGCGCAGGCCAAGCCGGCCAAGGTCAGGGAAGCAGCCTAGATGGCATCCGAGGTCTCGATCTGCAACATCGCGCTGCAGCTCATCAAGCACTCAAAATCGATCACGTCGCTGACGTCCGGCACAAAAGAGGCGAATGCGTGTGAAGCGGTCTATGACGAGATGCGTGACCTGCTCAGCGAGATGCATCACTGGAACTGGGCGACCAAGCGCCAGAAACTGGGCCAGCTCGCGACCACGCCTGCGTTCGAATGGGATCATGAATACGAGCTACCGGCCGATTTCCTGCGCGCGGTGTCGATCCATGAACAGGATCACGGCACAGACGTGCTGCCGTACAAGCTCGAAGACGGGAAAATACTGACCGATGCCGACGACGTGTACTTGCGTTATATCGCGCGCGTCGTCGATCCGAACCAGATGCCGCCGACGTTTCGGCGTGCATTGTCGAAGCTGATCGCATCACAGCTCGCGACCGCGCTCGCGCAGTCCGTCAGCTTGTCTAAGGAGCTGTTCAATCAGTTCCACGACCAGGACCTGCCGATGGCAAAATCCGCGGACAGCATCCAGAACTTCGCCGACCAGCTCCCGGAAAGCGATTTCATCCTGGCACGCAACGGCGGGCGACGCTCCTACGAGCCAGGTGACCCGCCCGTATGAGCGTCACTACGCAGCCGAACCAGGAAAGCTTTAACGCTGGTGAGTTCGGCGAACGGATGGCTGGCCGGGTTCAGTTTGGTAAGTACCAGAATGCCGGCTCGATCTATGAAAACATCATGCCACTGCCGCAGGGTGGTTTTACCTATCGTCCTGGGTCACGGTTTATCGCCGCAGCGCAGTCGTCATCGGTGCGCGAATGGCTGATACCGTTCATCTTCTCGACCATTCAATCGTATGTCTGTGGGCTCGGCGCAAACAAGATGCGCTTCTTCAAGGACCAGGCGCTGATCGTCGGTGACAGCTCCTCGGTAGCGGCATCGATTACAAACGGCACGTTCACCAGCAATGTGTCGTCCTGGACCGCCCGGACAGGCTCGGTCAGCCACACCAGTGACGGCGGCGGGCGGATGCGTATCGCCAACAGCACCGCGGTCCATCAATCGTTTGACTATACCGGTGCTACCGTCTCAGCCCCGAAAACAGTGGTGCTCGGGTTCTCGATCTACGGCAACCCCGGTGACACGTTGACGGTAAGGGCAGGGACGTCAGCGGGCGGCGCGACGCTCCTGGGTGATACGGAGCGCAAGGTCGGTCACCACCTGATCGAATTCGAAGTGACCGCGGACCACACCGCTGCCGGCAGCGACCCGATCTTCTTCGAGTTCGAGAACAGCTCGGGCAAGACGATCGATATCGATAACGTCGTTCTCTATGACGGCACCACGATCGAGCTGACGACACCATACTCCGAGGCTGATCAGCCTGATATCTCCTACGCGCAGTCGGCAGACGTCATGTACATGGCGATCGGCGGCGCGACGCACGTCTACCGCCTCGACAGGTTCGGACACGCCTCCTGGTCATTGACCGAGGTGCTGTTCACCGACGGCCCGTTCCTCGATGAAAACACCACCGCGACCACAATGTCCGTCAATACGGCCACCGGTGTTGGCCGGACACTGACCGCGAGCGCGGTGGTCGGGATCAATGACGGGGCTGGCTTTCTGTCAACCGATGTCGGGCGCCTGGTACGGGCAAAGAATACTGACAACAAATACGCCTATGGGCAGATCACCGCGGTCGGATCCACGACGTCGGCGACGTTCGATATCCTCAGCTCCGTCGGTTTCCCGACAGCAGGGACGACGGAATGGCGCCTCGGTGAATGGAACGACGCAGACGGCTGGCCGTCGGTTGTCTCATTTATCCAGCAGCGGCTAACCCTGGCGGCAACAGACCGCGACCCGCAGAAATTCTGGTTATCGGTCTCAGCGGACCTGGAGAATTTCGGCGACACCGACGAAGACGGCGATGTCCTCGACGACAGCTCCATCAACTACCGGTTCGCATCGCGGTCGGTGAACAACATCTTCTGGATCGCGTCGCGCAAAAAACCGATCATTGGAACGCTCGGCGGCAACTGGACGCTCCGCTCTGAGGGGTCTGTCCTGACGCCGACCGATATCGTGGCCGACTTCGAGGTATCAAGCGGTTGTGCGCGTGTGCCGCCGGTCGAGGTTCGATCGCGGCTGGTATTCGCGCAGCGCCAGGCGCGGAAGCTCGTCGAGTTCGCTGACGTGATCCAAAGCAACGGCCTCGAGGGCTTCGACGCGTTCGATCTTACGCTTTTGAACGACAGGGTGCTGACGTCCGGCGTGGTCCAGCTCAGCTATCAGCAGGAACCAGACAGCATCATCTATTGCGTCCGCGGCGACGGGCAGCTTGCCTCACTGACCTACCAGCCTGACCAGGACGTAGTAGGCTGGTCACGTCAAATCCTGGGCGGATCCTTTCAGGGCGGCGCAGCCGTCGTCGAAAGCGTCGCCAGCATCCCCGGACAGAACGGTTCCGGCCAGTTCAAGGACAGCACCGGGCGCGACGAAGTATGGGTATCGGTCAAGCGAGAGATCAACGGCACGACCAAGCGATACATCGAGTGCCTGGAGAAGACTTTCAACGGCGACGAAGACCTCCAGGAGGAGGCGTTTTACGTCGACAGCGGGCTCACCCTCGATGCGCCGTTTACGATCACCGGCATAACCAAGGCAAACCCCGGCGTCGTCACCACGTCGACCGCGCATGGGTTATCGAACGGCGACGAGATACGCATCGTTCGGGTGAAGGGTATGACCGAGGTCAACAACAAGTCGTTTCTCGTGGCAGGTGTCACGTCGACCACGTTCCAGATCCAGGATCTCGACAGCGCCAACGTAAATACAACCAGCAATAGCACCTATTCGACTGGTGGCGAGGTTCGCAAGAAGGTCTCCTCGATCTCCGGCCTCAGCCACCTCGAGGGCGAGAGTGTCCAGGTGTTTGCCGATGGCGCGATACAGACCGCGAAGACGGTTTCGTCGGGCGCTATCACGCTGGATACGCCGGCCTCCGTGGTTCACGCCGGGCTGTCCTACACGCGTAAATTCCAATCCCTGAAGCTCGCCTTTGGCGCTCGCGACGGCAGCGCTGTCGGTCGCCCGAAGAGCATCGCAGACGTCATCCTCGTTCTGTTGGAGAGCGGCGAAGGCAGTCTGACGCTGAAGACGATCGAGGACGGCACACAATCTACCGCGGCGACACTGGATCTGCGCCAGGCCGATGATCTCGATGCCGATCCGGTCGGGTTCTTCACCGGTGAGATACGGCTAGGAGTGACCGCAGGCTTCGATGAAGACATCCGGGTACTCCTGGAGGGTACCGAGCCGAGCCCGGCCACAGTGCTCGCTCTCAGCCCGGAAATGGATACGTCTTCTTGATCATCCGCGAAGCTGATTTCAGCATCGACGGTGAACAGATCCTCGAAGGTGTCCGCGACTTCGTCAGCCGTATGGACTGGCATGAATGGATGCCGGCCGATCCGGACGCGTTTGACGACGCTGTCCTCAAGCTGCTTGCCAACCCGGCGATCGAAGTGACCATCGCCGAACACGACGATCGGATCGTCGCCGGCGCCGGCTTCCTGGTGGCGCCGCTGTTCTGGAACCCGGAGATGATGTCGGCTGAAGAGATGTTCTGGTGGGGCGCGCCTGATGCGCCGGCACTGGCCGCCCGCGGCGTGCTGCGTGGCGCGATCGACAGCGTCAAAGACCGCTACCCCGAGCCGGTCGTGGTCAACATGAAACGAATGGAAACAACCCCCGATGCTGTCGCCCGGCTCTACGAGCGCATGGGCCTGACGCATCTCGAATACCAACACATCGGAGTTATCTAGGATGCCTATCTCAACAACGGCCGCCATACTGATATCGACCGCGGTGAGCGCCGCCGGTGCGATGGCATCAGGCGCTGCGGCCAGCAAACAGGCAAAGTACCAGGCACAGGTAGCCCAGAACCAGGCAGAGCGTGCTCGCCAGATGGGCGAGCTGCAGGCAAGCCAGCAGCGCAAGAAAAACAAGGCGCTGGAGGCGTCACAACGTGCTCTCCTTGGCGGCCGCGGCGCTGATGCATCCACCGGGTCAGCTCTCCTCGTCGGTACTGCCCTGGGTGCAGAGAATGAGCTGAACGCTCGCCTCGTCGAGAACAACGCCACAGCGCAGCAGACCTCTCTGCAGGCAGAAGCGCAACTCCAGCAGATGCGGGCCAAGAGCGCGCGCACGTCGAGTTATTTCCGCGCGGGAACGTCGCTGCTCAAGGGCGGTAACGAGCTCTCGAAGGCGGGTGCATTCGACAGTGCACCACAGCCTTACTACAGCAATATCGGGCTGTAACGAATGGCAAAGCTCCCTACAGCGATAGACGTTACAGGCGCTGTTGCGCCGCGCCAGATGCCCGGCGTCCGCGTGCCGGCAGGGGCATTCGGCGAGGATATCGGCAAGGCCGCGAGCGAGCTCGGTGCGTATTTGGAAAACGAAGCCACTGTCCAACTCGACCTCGATAACAAGGCCGAGGCACAGGAGCTGTCGAACGAGCTAAACACCCGCATGCGCGCGCTCGAGATCGGCGATGGCGACCAGCAAACCGGTTTCCGGAACGAACTGGGCAAGGCCGCTATGGATAGCCGCGGCGATTACGAACAAAGGGCCGAGGACCTCCGCAAGGAGCTGATGGCGCGTGCCACAAATGACACCGTTCGCCGCACCTTTGGCGCTGTTGCCGCAAACCGCACCGGGCGGTTCTACGACACGGTCGGCACGCATTTCAACGCCCAGCGATTGGCCTACCGCGAAACAGCATTCAATAATACCAACAACGTCGCGACCGATAACGCGGTAAACGCGACGACAGACGAGGAACGTGTCGCCCATGCCGACGATGCTTTCACGAATACCTGGATGTACTACTCCGAGCAGAAAGGTATGCCGGACACGGTCGCCAAGACTTTCGCAGAAGAGGCACGCTCCGCCGTCCACAAGGCCGTCATCCTCGGCCTGGTCGATAACCAACCCACCGCGGCACGGGAATACTACAAGAAGATTGAAGGAGATATCGACAGCGGCGACAAACCCGCTTTAGCGAAAGCGCTTCGCGGCGGCTACGTAAAAGAGGAAAGCGCACGGCTTGCGGCAAATCCCGATGCTCAGACCGGCACACTCGCGGAGCGCGTCAAGTGGGCGAAAACACAATCTTCAAAAGACATTGAAGTGCAGGACGCTCTGGTTCAGCGGATCTCAGCAGATTTCAGGGTGGAGGAGACCGCGCGCACAGAAAAGATCCGGACAATGCGCGAAGAGGCGTTCAACATGATTGAAACGGGCAAGGACGCAGACGGCAATCCCAAGGTTATAAAAGACATCTCTGACCTGCCGGTTGAGCTGATAGCGACGCTGCCCGGCAACGATTTAACCGCCCTCACCAACTACATAAAGAACAAGGCAAAACGCGGTTCGGGTTTTTCTCTTAGTTCCGACTTCAACACGACCTCTGCGATCGATGACGTCATACTAGGCGAGGACGACGAGGAGTTCGTTAATTACGACCTCAATGGTGTCCGCACCAAGCTCTCACAAACAGACTTCCGCAGATATCGAGCCCTCCAGATCGTCGCGAAAAAACGCATCGCAAACAAGGAAGCGAAGGACCCCAGTTACACGCTCGCCAATAAAGAACTCAAACTTGCGTTTGACGCTTACGGCATAAAAACAACGGCAAGCGCTACAAAGAAACAGAAGCGGTTAAGGACCCTTGTTACACGAAACGTCTATGACCTGGTCGAGGATGCTAAAGCAGAAGGTCGCAAACTGACGCGCGACGAAATAAATCGCCAGATCGTGACTGACCTTTTGGTGGTCAACCCGCCCGGTATGAGTAATCAAGGGCGAAGAGTGATGGCAGATCTCACCACCGATTATGAAATTTCTGACGCTGACGAACCAGAGGTTCAGGAACAGATCGCAGCAGCATCCGAGGTGCCGCTTCGAGAGGTACAAGAAATAGTTCGTGCTTTGAGGAAGGATGGCACGAAGGTCACGCTCGCTCTCGTGCAACGGCTTTACCAGGCCAAGGTCAACGCGGAGGGTTTTTAAGGTATGGCAAGTTCATACACCGATCTCCTCCGCGAGATGAACGAAGAAGACGCCGCCAGGGAAAACCAGAACACCGAACTTGGTTCGGCGCGCTCGTCAGAGATGACACCGTCTGCAAATTACTCAGGGCTGGCCCAAAACCTCGACGCCGGCACGGCTTCGATCAGTCTTGACGCGGCCAACGATGTTGATCCCGATAACGCTGCGGCAATTAACAACACCGCGAAGAAGCTCGGTGCATCTCCGAAGTTGGTGGAAAGCAGCTACGACAGCGCATTAAAAGAGCTTAAACGGCGTGAGCAAGAAGAGGCGCTGCGTGGCCGCCCCAGGACGCAGAAGTATCTGACTGACCCGGAGAAGGCACGACTGGCGTCCGACGATGTCAGTATTTTGGGGGAAATCGAGAACACTTTTACATATGGACCGCAAGCACCGGCGTCGGGGTTTATCAAGTATTCTGGATCAGTACCAAGCGGCATAGCACGACTGCGCGAGAGCTATCGTAAATTTGAACTCGAGCAGCTTGGGGACATCCGCGGTGATAGTTGGCGAGAGTTCAGTAAGTCTCTCGATCAGTTTTTCGGCGATCTTGGCGACGACCTTAAAAAGTTCGGAGCAAGTATAGAGGTCCCTGCTGACAAGAAAAATTACGTTCTGGATGTCCTGGAGGTCGGCGGTCAGATGGCCGGCCAGGCATTACCATTAGCTATCCCGGTCGTCGGACCCGCCATTGGCACGTCGTTGATGGTCGTGGCCGGCGCCGACGAAACCGGCGAGATACTCGACAAAACACCAGGCGGCTCCGATACCGATCGTTTCCTGGCCCTCGCTCTTGGTGGCGCCACCACCGGTGTTCTCGAAAAGATCGGCATTGATAAGCTGATTGACGGCATTGGCGTAGGCAAAAACATCAAGAACCGTTTCACCCGTTTTCTGGTCAACCGCACATTGGGCGGTGCAGCGATCGAAGTTACGGAAGAGACTGCGGAGGCCGCTTTGCGCGACGGCATTGTAAAGCTCCTCGTCGATCCGAAACGCGAGATACTGGAAGATTTTACTGCCTACGAAGCGTCTGTCGCGGGCGGTGCCGGCGGGCTGTTTCGATCTGTGCT